TTTTTCACTTATTTGTTATATAAATAAGATTATTCATATATATACACGACCGCCCAGACCATATTATTGATACTATATAATTATATATACTATCAATAGATTAAATTGTGTTCATTCGTTCAGTAAAGCCAGAAATATTAAAAATTATATTTCCTACCTTCTGTCTTTTGACGACTTGAATGTCTTCCTCTTCTTCTAAATCTTCTTCCTCTTCCTCGTCTTCTTCCTCTTCTTCACTTACTTCTTCAGCTTCACTATCGCTTTCTACTTCATATTCCTCTTCTATGTCTTCTGTATTGTAGTCAGAAGAAGAATCATTAGAATCAAGTTCAAGTTCTAGTATGTCTTCAGCTTTCATTATTATATTATATAATATTGGCTTCCCTTTAAATTTTATAAGAAAATTATTCTCAAATTATTCTCTGACAGGAAATTTTTAAATTCTAAAGCATTTTCTTCCTCATTTAAAAAACTTACTATTTGTTCTAAATCTGGTTCTTGGTCTCGTTTTAAGAAACAATATATAGTATATAGAATACAATCAATATTTATTTTTAATTCTTCACGTTTAAAACAATCAATTTTACCTCTATGAAATAAATCATCAATAATATTAACCAGACCGCGCCCACGTCTTTGTAGAACATTATTAAATAATATTTCAGACTCTGGAACATTACCAATAAATTTATATATATTATTATTGTTCATTAATAATATATATACAATACAAATTTAAATATATTATGGTAAATATTTTTTTTCTTTTTTATTTCTTGGTTTTGGTTTTGGTTTTTCTTCTTCTACTTTTTTTTCTGGTTCTTCAGTTTTATCAAATTCAATTAATTCTTTTTTATAACTTTTTTTTCTTGGTTTTTTTTCTTTAATAGCTTCTTCAATAGTGCTTTCAATTACTTCTTTAATTAAGTCTTCTTTATGTTCTTCAGATAAAATTTCTGGTTCTGGTTGTGGTTCAACATTGTCAATTTTAACTAATTCTACTTCTTCATCACTATTACTTTTTAATGCTTTCTTTCTTTGATAATATTCTCTACTTTTTGCCCTTTTATATTCAAGAAAATTTGGGTCTGATTCTTTTCTTTGTTGGTAATAAACTTTTCTTTGTTCATTAACTTTATCTTTATTTTTTTCTCTATATTTTAATGTTGCTTTTTTCTGGCTTTCAGTATATGAAGAATAAACAACACTAGGAGTTTCGCTTTTAAGGACGTCATGAACTGGTTCTATAATTACTTCTGTCATATGTATATATAATATATTTTATTATTTCTTTATATATATAATTAAATAGTTTTTACATCACATGGTATTTTAAACATATCCACACCACCTTTTTCATTGTCTTTAGAAATATTATCTATTTCAATAGGGACTCTTTTATTAGGGTCTGAACTTCTAAAAAACATTTTTAAAATATATTCATTTTTCTTAAAATCAACACTTTTATTTAAGTCATCAAACATTTCTAAAAATGCATTTACGTCATCATATAAATCTCCACATCTATATTGTGAAGAATTTATAAAATGTCCTAAAGCTAGACAATAATATCCACAAGCATTATTTAATAAACTTTGTATATCTGGAGTTGTATGTGGTAATCCTTTTTTACCAGTCGTTTTTTCTACACAATCAATAACAAATTTTGGTGGTGGTGCTCCATAAGAATCAAAATAAATACTTTCTATTTTTTCATTTGGATATTTTTGACATTGTAAAAAAGTCCAATGTGTTCCGTCATTTTCTATTCCATTACCATCATGAGAGTCTTCAATATTGATAATATAACATTTATTAAATTCTAATGGAGTTTCTAATTCATTTTTAAAACATACGTCTGCTAATGGTATAGACATACGTTTCGCTAAATCTCTAATCTGAATATCTGATAATGACATATATATAAAAATAATAATATTTTTTTATATATATAATTGAAATAAAATTTTTAATGTTTTTTATGTCTTCTTCTTCTCATTCCATTACCATTAATTTTATTATGAATATAATTCTCTCCTTTTAATAATGCTCTTTTTGTTTTTCCTAATAATTCTTTTTCTTTTTCAGTTAAATAAAATCCATGTCCGTGCATTTTTCCATATAATTCTTTTGCTTTATCTACACCCATTTCCATTCCATGTTTTACATGTTCTTTTAATTCATTTAATTTATCCATTGCATGTGGAGGCATATAAATAGCTCCACCACCAAGACCACAACCCATACCACCACCACTTCCACCAGCTACTAAACCTAAACCATGACCATGATGAGAACCAGCATATAAACCATTTCCATAAAGCATTCCATGACCAGTCATAGAACTATTTAATGGTGCATATTGAGGAGGAAGCATGTGAGACATTGCAAAATTTTCAGAAAAAGGTTGAGAAACAAGTGCAGGAGGTTGATAAGAAACAAACCCACCATTAGTTCCAATTGTATGTCTTTCAATTAAATGTTTTCTTCTCATTGGATGATGATGTAAAGAACCACCAACTTCATATCTACCATGTGTAAGTGGTATATGAGTACCATTATTTAAAACAGGAATATTTTCACGTGCTCTTGTTTCAGCATTAGAAAACATTCCATTAGATGCACCAGCCATAGCATTCTGTAATCCAGCAGTATTCATATAATCATAATTAGTTCCTAAATATTGATTAAGCATTTGATTACCTCTAGATTTTAATTGTTCAGAAGCTAAATCTTGCATTTTTTGCATATGTTGGCTATGTCCCGAATGTGTTCCATGATGAATTCCACTTTTTTCATGGTGTGAAGGTTTATCAAAATAATCATCAATCATCTGAGAACCGACGGCAACACCTGGCGCTAAAAATGGAATTAATTCTGGTTGAAATCCTCCTAGTGCAGTAGCGCCGGCAGCCAAACCGCCTTTTAGTGCAGTTTTAGCATGAGGTCTAAAAAAATTATAAATAGAATCAAAAATACCCCCACCAGTTCCATGTGTTTCCATTAATTCAGCATGTGTATCTGGTCCTAAACTTTGATTCATTTCAATTTCTTCTGGACTAAGTGCAAGTTCTAAACCTTTATTTTTAGCAAAAGTACGAGAACATAAATTATAAGTATGAGGACTAACAACAACATGAACACCTTTACCGTGTCTAACTCTAACTTTATGTCCTTTCCTTAATTTTCTTATTTGAGGAATAGACGCGTGTATTGTTATAACATGATGAACCATTATAATAATACTATATAGTTTTAATTTTTAAATAACATAATCAGAAAAGACGATTTTATAAGATTCATTAAATAAATGATTATTTTCTTTTATTAATTTTAATTTTTCATAAGGTTGAATATTTTTATTTTTTAATTTATCTAATAAAATTTTTTTCTCATAAATCATTTTTGGTTTAAATTCATATGTATTTTTTTCTGGAACTTGACATGTTCCGTCATCATTATACATAAATTTTGTTCTTAAAAAATAAAGAAGAATTAATTTTATATTCATTAATATGTAATGTATATAAAAATTTAAATAAGTTAAATAAATAATTTTAAACTCTTGCACCTGTAAGACAATCAATTTTAATTTCAACGCCAAATTCTACAAAACAGTATAAATCAAGAGCATATGCACTTAAATTTTGACCAAGAATTTGAATTGATTTTGGTACTTGTTGTTCAGCGGGGAGCATTCTTTCAACATTAACATAATAATAATTATAAATATTATCAAAAGATTGTCTATTAACTAAACTTGATGTCAAGCCGTCAGTTTGTCCTCCATTAACAGCATTCTGACCATATAATTGATTATTAAATTGTTCAAAATTATAACGTTCAGTATTATAAATGGCATTTTGTCCAGATACTTGAATATTAAAATTTGTTAGATAACATAATGGACTTGTTGGACCAGTTCCAGCGGGGTCAAATGGACTCTGCCACACAGGTGTTCCAGTAAGGAATCCAGTATTATTAGAATTTGAAACTTGTAATGTCGTAGCCCCACCAGTTGTTGAACCAGCAGTAGAAGCACAATAAAAAGGAAGAACAAGAACAGATTTAACATTTGCTATACCATTAGTAAGTAAATTATTAAAATTTTGTCCTGAACTAACATTAATAACTTGATATTGGTATAAATCAGAATATTTAATTGTTTTAACTGGACTTGATAAATATGCCTGTTCAAATGGTGGGTTAAAAGTATAAGCAGGAATATATAAATAAATACTTTTAGATAATGGTCCATCTCTATAATTTGGATTTTGTTTTAATGTTTGGTCTAAACAAACAGAACCTACTGAAATATTAAATATATATGTTTGTGTTAGCCATGCATTAACATTAGAATTCGTTCCTTGGATAAATAGATTATATCCACCATTAATCTGTTGATATTGACTTGATGTTCCTACTTTAGATATATTACTACTTGAAACCATTAAAGGATTTACACCCCCTAAAGGATTTTGAACAGCAGTACAATATTGTGAAACTGGTGCATAATTAGTGTTTGCATTCCCATTTTGAGAATTAAAAGCAATAGTAGAAGAAGTATTATTTAAATTCATAGTCATTTTCATAAAAACACCTTTTAATAATGGAGTCATATTAAAAAAGTCATGAATATGTTTTAAATAAACTGTAGCTACAACAGCAATCTGAAAAATTCCAGCGGTTGCAGTTGTTGCACCAGTTTGGTCAGCTTTATAATAAATGTATGATTTCCATAATAAATTTAATGAATTTGCACCATTATAAATTAAATTTCCAAAAGTTGTACTATTTGCAGGTGTAAGAACATTTGAAGTTCCAGAAACATTTCCAGCAGGGTCAAAATTAATTAATCTTTGTCTATTTAAAAAACCATCATTACCATAACCACTTTTAAAAACATTAAATTGTGAATTTAAATTAGGTGTCATCATAGCATTTGTATTATTACATGTTCCATTACCATTTAAATTAAAACAGTTAAAAGGGGCGTAAGTCCATGATAATGGGTCATCTGGATAAAATCCGATTGTTGCGCCTTGGGTATCAATATCGTCTAATGATAAACTAGTATTTAATTTAAATGAATTCCACATATTAATATATGGAGTTTGTTGAATAATTGTAGTTCCATTATAATCTAAAGTAAATGAATGAATAATTTGACCAAACCAATTTTTTAAACCTAAACAATAATCAGTAGAATATAATGCAGTATTTGGAGTCCAATAAGCCCCTGGAGTGTTTCCCCCGCCCACTAGAACACCAGTATTTCCTAAAGTAATAGTAAATGGAATACTTAAATAAGCTTCTCTATAACTCATATATTTATTACTATTACAAATTTGTGAAGTATCTATAATACTTTGATTGTTATTATAATTTTGATTTTGATTATCTAAACAGTTTATCCAGTCTTTTCTAATAAATACAGAAGGTGAGCCTTCTACTTCTTGGGCTAAATCAAAAACTAGTTTATCACACATGTTATATAAGTATAAAATAAACATAAAATTTTAAATAGGTATATACAATAACTATTTAAATTTAATAAAAATTCCTAAAATTAAAAACTCATAACAATATTTTTCTTTTTTGAAGGTAAAGAACTTAATTTTTCTAATTTGTCTTTTAATCCAGAGCCAAATGTTCCAAATGTTTTTTTATTTGGAACTAGTAATGGATTTGAACGTGTAAAAGGATTAATACCAGTTGTATGTGTATAATCTTCTAAATTCATATAAGATGATGCACCACCTGGACCACCATCTCTAATTACTACTGAACCTACACCTCTACCTTTCACTTTATGGCTTCTATTTGGAATCATGTGTAATCTAGTCATATTGAAAACCATTATAATATAATATTATCTATAAATTCCCTTTTAAACATTTTATTTTATAAATTGATAGAATTATAAATTCCCTTTCAGATTCTCTTTTATATTTATATTTCTAAATTTGATTAAATTTTTCATTAAATTATCTATACATTGAATTTTTTGATTAATTACTTTTTCTTTGGTACATTCTAAATCATTTTTCAATTCAGTCATTAAACCATTTCTGACTGTATTAAATTCTTCATACAATTGTTTAATATATTGTTCATTTTCTAAATTATTCATTATATATATAAATTATTCAATTATTCCTTTATATATTTTATTGATGTCTTTGAATTCAGTTTTACTGATGTTCATCTTTATCTTTAATAACACATAAAATTGTCATATTAGGGTCGTTTATAACAAGTGGATTTAAATCTGTTCCTAATAAAGTTAATCTAAGTTCTGTATAAGTTCCGTCAATTAATTTATTCCACATAAAATTTGCAGGTTGAACATTTATAATTTCTCCAATATTTACATTTGGTGTTAAAGAATAAATAATTGAAGAAGGTTGTGTATATGGATTATTTATATTACTTAATGAAAATAAAACATTATTATTTGGTTGAACTTCTGGAGACATATTACTTAAATAAGAAAGTGTTCCATTAGCAGTTCCATAAGTATTTTTAGAAACATAATTGTTATTAGCATTTGCAACAGTTGGAGGAACATAAGCATTATTAACATTATTATCACTTATAAAATTTTCTGAATAACCAACAATAATATTAAAATTTGCAGGAAATGAAACTTGACTATTAAAACTTTGTGTAGGTAATCCTACAAAATTAGAAGGTGTTGTAGCTCCAGTAGGTAAAGTAGTAGGAATTAAATAAGTATTCAATTGGACTGCATAACGAGAACTATTTAAAATTAATTCAAAAGGATAGGCATAATTTCCATTTGCATCAATCCAATATGTTCCATTTGCTATACATGTAAATTGAATTAATGCATTTATTTGTGCTATTTCATAAAGTCCATCTGGTATATTAATTGTATATGTCGTTGGTGTTGTTCCTACTGTCCATGTATAAGTAAAATTATTATTCATATAAACTTGAGTAATATTAAACCAAGAATAAAACATGGTAATGTTTGAAACGGCTATATATTTATCTGTCAAATGTACAGAGTTAGGAAATTTAAAAACTAATTTATTATTTTGTCCATCAGGAACTATGTTTTTTTGATTGAATACAACTACAAACATTTTTATATAAATATATAAATATGTTTATATTTAAGTTTTTTTTTCAATAAAAGGAGGTAAATTTTTATTTCCCTTAATTTTTTGTTTTAATTTTATTTGTTCTTTTAAATTTTCAGGTTCAATTTCATTTAATGTTAAAGGGGTCTTACTTGAAATTCTCTTTAATGGTCTATAAACTGGATATTCTTTATTTCCTACGTCTGTCCAATGCTCTTTATACCAACGTCGAAGGTTCTTAGGTTTATTATCATCCTCGTATTCTCCTCCTAATTTTTTATACATTTTTACAATATAACCACTTTTATATGCCGAAGGTTTTTCATATATTTCGTCAGCATGTTTTTTAATTAAATCATATAAATCTTGGTCAAGAATTTTGGGCATTTATCTATGTATATTTAAATTTACTCTTTTATGTTGTTTTTTATGAAGAAAACCATAACCAACTAATTTTTTATGTGAGTCAATATTTATAAATGGATGACTTGGAGAAATTAAATTTAAATCTACAGGAACTTGAGAACCACCAAAAAAGAATGGGGTTTGGAATCCTCCACTCGTCATTTGTGGAAAAATAGTATTTGGATGTAAAACTTTTGGATTATAGTTATACGACATTTATATAACTATAATTATATTTATTTCTTTTAATATTTAATATCTTTGATTTTAATTTATTAATATCTTTGATTTTAATTTATTAATATCCTAATTCTACTAATTCTTCTAAAATTTCAGAAACTTCTTTTTTTGGTAAAATATTATTTCTTGATAATTTCATAATTAAAATTTTAAAATTTTTTATTAAATCTTTATTGTCATTACCACTCATAATTTCACCTTTCATGACTTCAAATTTATGTAATTCTTTTTCTATATAATCTTTATTTGGTGTTGGAATATTTAGTTTATCTATAATATTACTTTTCAAACAAACTTTATGTAAATACATTTTTTCAGGTTCAGATAATTTATTTATTTCATTTATATGTGGTAAAGCTCCACCAACAATTGATTTAAAAACATTTGATAAATTTGGAGAAATACGAATAGTAGGAAAATCCATAACAACATTTCCAGATTTATGTTTTAAAGTAAAAATATTATCATTATTTAATTTATGGTTATTTATTAAATATTTTCCAAATTGAATAAATTTTGAAGAAGGTTCAATTCCTCTTGTTAAGTCCATATTTTCTTTTACAGTTTGTTTATAAGCTTTAGGAGGTTTTTTAATAGCAATTCCTGAACCTTTTGGACGTCCTCTTCTTCTTAGTCCTGAACCTTCAATATTATCTGGTATTGTAGCATATGTATAATTAGTTCCATAAGTATTATTTAATCTATCTATATTTTCTTGTAATCGTTGTTTATATTCATTATATTTATCTTGTTTAAAATTTCTTGTTTCTAAATCATGTTTTGCGTTAATAATTGTTTTTAAAACTTTTTTAGCTGATGCCGATAATTCTTCTGGATAAAATTCACCTATTTCTGGAAAAGATTGATTAGAATAAACACTAGAATTTGGCTGACTATATTCACTAGTATAAACGCTAGAATTTGGCTGACTATAACTAGTATTGGTATAAAATGAAACTGGCTGACTATAAACACTAGAATCACTAGATTCTGGTCCCCTATACCATGGTCCTGAATTACTTGATAAAGAACTTGTATTACTACTTTCTATTGTTGAAGCTGGACCTCTATAATGTGGAGGACCAGAATCACCACTAGAACTAGAACTAGAACTAGAACTAGAACTAAAATTAGTATTATTATTTCCATTTGGTCCTCCATCTGGTGGTAATTCAAATTCTTCTGGTAAATATTCTAAATATTCATTATAATATGCTCTATGTTCTCCTGCTAAAATTTGCAAATCATTTAATGACATTTCTGAAGGATTAATTAAACTAGTTAATCTTTGTAAAACTTCAACTAATTTCAATCCACTTGTTTTTAATGTTTCCCTTTTACTTATATAAACATCATTATTTCTAAGAGGTATTGGTTGATTATAATTCATAACAAAATCAATAAAACTATCAATAATAGTAGTAAATTCTTTTACAATATTATTCATTCTTTCATTAAATGCAAGTAATGAATTATAATTAGGCATACTTTCAGAAAGATAATTTAAAAATTCCCTTGAAAATGTTGTAAAATCGTCATAATTTGGATTTAATAATGGTAATGTTAAAACAGAACCTTTTTCAAGTAAAAAACTAACAAAATAATTAGTTGGTATTAATTCTTCTAATGTTGTACATATGTCATGATTAACAATAATTAATTCTAAAACATTATCTAAAATATTACGCATTTCTTCATCTGGATATATTTGTAAAACTCTTGGAAGTAATTGTTGTGTTCTTTGTCTTAAAATGTCATTATTTTTTGATAATGTTCCTTCAACTTGTATTAATGCATTTCTTATAGGTCCATAATCTCCCATTCTTGTTCCTGCAACATTATTATCTAATGCTGAAACACTTTGAGAATTTAAAAAATCTTTTGTGCTTCTTGTAAAGCTTTTAGTATCAGAATACATTTTTACAATAAAAGTAATAAATTGTTCTACGTCATTTTTGTCTCCTTTAATTCCAATAGAATAAATATTTTGTAAATTTTTAACAATTTCTTTTATTCTTTGTGCTGTAAAAATTAATAAACCGTTATCAATATTTAATGGATTATTTTGAATTCCTTGAACTACTAACTGACCAAATTCAGGTGAAGAAATTACTGCTATTTCTTTTATTATACTTATTTTCATTCCTTCAAAATCTAATAATTTTTGTTCAACTGTTCTTGTGTCTTGCATTAATGAAACTGGGGGTAAAGCGCCAGTAGCTTTATAAACTCTATTAGCTTCTAAATTCATTTCATTAATTTGTGTTTGTAATTCTAATGATTCTAAATATTCATTGCGTTTTTCAACAATGTCTTTCTCATTCTTATAAGGTTGCCCGCTCATAATAATAATATATTATTATATATATTATTATTTATATAAATAAGTTTATTGTGGTTTAAGAGGCATTTTTTCATAATTAAAATTAGTATCAAATAATTCTTCTCTAACAATTTCATTAAAACGTGTAAAAATGTCTTCTTCAGTCATATTATCTATAACTGCCTGCATATTTTTTATAATTTGTTCTTTGTCTTTTAATTTCATTAAACTTGGATTAGATAAAATTGGTTTTTGTGCCATATGTAATGCTATAACTTTAACACGTTGAATATATTCGTCTCTTTTATTTTTTTCTTTTTGTTCTTCAGATAATTCGGGTTCAATATAATTAGATTCTTCTTCTAATAATTGCGCTGGATTTTTAGAATCTTTTAACATTTCTTTTTCAAAATCATTAATTTCTTTTGGTCCTTCAAATACTGCCCATTCAACTTCTTGCTTATATAATTCATCTGAATTTTGAATAACTTTTAATTCTATAAAATTTTCAATTTGTTCTTTTAAAACGCTATTCATTATTTTATATATATACTTATATTTTTGTATTTAAATAAGGTTTTTTTTCATCAATTATTTTCTTTTCAATTTCTCTTATTAGTTTATTATTTTCAAAGGAATGTTCTTCAATTATTTTCATTTCAAAATTTTCCCATCCACCATTAGAACGAATATAAACATATAATTTTAACCAATATAATTTTCCTACTTTATTTTTTACATTTTTTTTATGCCTACTTTTTCTAGAACTAAAATTATTTGTAGAACCTATATAAAATATTTCTTCATTATTTTTATTTGTAATTTGGTAAATGTAATACTTTTGTTTAGTCATCAAATGAAACTTCAGTATTATAATCACTATTATATGGTTGTGTCTCTATTTCTGTTTCTTCTTCACTTTCAGATAAGTCTAATACATGTTTCCCTTTACCAACTTTTAAACATTGTTTTCTTTCTTTTAAGTTTTCTTGAAATTCGTCTAGTTCATGAATCCAATTTTTATTTTTTGCGGTTTTTACTAATTCTTCAAATGGAATTTTATAATATAATTTACTATTGAATTTACACCTATTAAAACCAACTTCAGATAATTTTCTATGAAAGTCTTCTTTATTTGTATTCTTAATATTATTACTACTACAATATAATTTATATTCATTATAAAGTTCTGATATAGGTGTTTCAATTTTCATATAGTTTAATATGTATTCTTCTTTAATGAATTTATAAACATTGTCAAGACGTTTAGAAAGACTATCTAATTTATTATCTGTTAAAGGAAAAGACTGAGGATTGAAATTATTAGTATCAAGTCTATATAAATAATGGTAAAAAGCTTCACCAACTTCGTCATTAAAACATTTATATAAAGAATCATAATAATCTCTATTATTTATTTTCTTTGTGGAAATGTCTAAAATAAAATACCTTCTTCCATCGTCGTCTTTAATAGCGTCATTATTTGAACATAAAATATAATTATTAATATTTGTAGTTTCATAAGCTTTCGTACATTTATTCTGTAAAGTTATATTATTACTTGTAATCATTCTTTTTAAAGTTGAACTTATACTTTCCCATTCATTTCTAGAAAAGTTTTCTAATTCCTCAATATTAACTAATAATTTTCCTCCAAGAATTTCATTAAATTTAGTTCTAATAGGGTCTGAACCTGTTTCTAAACATAAATTTTTTCCTAAAACATGATTTGATAAAAAATAATATAAACTACTTTTTCCAACTCCTTGAACACCTTTCATATAAAGACAACTATTATTTTTATTTCCTTTAATCATATTTGAAAGCCATTTTAATAAAAAATCATATGAGTCTTGTTTATCTGAACATAATATTTCTTTCATAAATTTTAAAATATAATTCATTTTAATTTCTGTTTTTTCTTTTGTAATATAATTTTCATTAAAACTATATTTCATTTGAGGACATAAATTAATAAAGTCTTCAAAAAATGTTTCTTTATTTGGTTCATAGCAAACTGTTTTAATTTCAGAAAATTCTTTAAAATAATAATTTTGTAATTCTTTTGACATTCTATTGAAATATGTTCTTTTTACTTCTTGCTCTTCCTTAATTATATATACGCCATTAATTAACATAGCATGTGTTCCATTACTTAGGGGAACAAAAAATTTAGTTATATAAGCTTTAGAATCATTTGGACTAAGTTCTTTTAGTTTATATAAATTAAAAACTTCTGACATTTATATTTTATAATATAATCAAATATTTAAATATATTATATACACTACAAAATAATTTTAATTTTTTAATTATTTTTTTCTCATAGCCCTAATACGTGCCATATGTTCTTTAGCTTCTTTAGAACCTTTTTTAAATCCAGTTCCTCTTGTTCTCATAATTGCCCCATGATGAATTTCACCACATCCAGACATTCCACTTCCTATATGTCTTAAAGGTCTTCCACCTCTTATGTCTTTCATTTCTTCATGTAAATGTCTTATTAATTCTAAATTACCTTTCATTAATTCTTTTTCTTCTTTTTTATTATGCGCTTTTAATAATTGTTCTAAAGCTGATTCTCTTTTTTTATCAACTTCAATATCTGAATCAGATTCAGGGTAATATTTTCTATGTTTTCTTTTTTTTCTTAATCCTGTTCCAGTTTTGTTTCCTACTTTATCCGCTATTTCTCTACCTGCAAACCCTCCAAGTGTAGAACCCGCAATTCCTCCCAATGGTCCTAATTCAGGCGCTAATAATGTCCCCGCTGCGCCTCCTAATGCACTGGTTAAAGCAGGAACACCATTATGAAGTAAATCTGAAGCTAAACCTCCTTTTTTCTTAGTCATATAACTCCCTACACTTTCTACTCCTTTTTGTAAAACAGGTTCTATTTTATGGTATGTATTTACTATTGGTTTTTCTATTTTATCTTCAAATCCACTTTTAATAGTATGTCCTAAATTTTTAAAAGCATTTACAAAATCATCACCAAAACCTTCCCCATGTGGTCCATGTTTAATATGATGTTTAATAATGTCATGCTGAATTTCATTTAACTTATTTAAAATTTTAGCGTGGCTTTTTTCCATGTTATAATAAATAATTATATTTTTTCTTCTAAATATTTAAATGATTTATTGTAATTGTCATCTATATAAGTTTTCATATTTTGTTTTAAATTATCTACTAATTCATTTTCATTTAAATTAGTTCTGTCATATAGTTTTACATAATCATTATAAATATTATTTAGAAATTGGTCTCCGTCTATTCCTCTATCGTCAATTTTTAAATTTAACATTTTATAAATTTCAATTGATAATTTTGAATATTCTTTTGACGCAAATAATTCATTTTCTAAAATGTCTTCAATTTTCAAATATAAAGAAATACTAGTTAAAATTCCAATTATAAAAGAAAGCCCACAATTTAATGCTGAAATATATTTTTGGTCCATATAAGGTTGTAAGCTTACACTTGCTATAGCATTTAATGAAGAAAGAATTATTATAGGTAATTTAAAATAAATAACAATATTTTTTACTTGAAAATATTTTGATTTATGAAATTTTTCTAATTCATTACAATTTTCTCTAATATTATTTAGAAGAATTTCAATCTGTGTATTCCAATTATTAGAAGAATTACTCATTATTGTATATAGTAATATAATAATGAATTTTTATTTATGTTGAAGGTATAAAATTAATATCTGTTGTTCCTGTTGGTGTCATAATACCAAATTTATTTATTGCAAATTCTACACTATTAACTGCTGAGACGCTATTTGTTCCAATTGCAAAAGCTAATATTAATTCTGTTGAAGTAAATGGTCCAACACTACCACCGCCTACTGGTGTTAATTCCATATTAATTAATGTAGAACCATAAACTGAAGGAGTTGGACAATTTCCCGAAACATTCATAAACATATTATATCTAGTATTTGTTGTAGGTGTTATAGATAAATTAAAAACATATGTTCTTTTACTATGATAAAATGTTGAATCTCCTGCTTGTGGTTGTGTGTATATAGTTAAAAATGGTGTATTGTCATTAGACGTTGTAGAAGCATTAAAAATGTTCATATAAAAACCTAAAACTTGCGCTACTGTCATATTTACATCTGGACCAATATACCAATTAATTTTATAACCTGCAGTAGTATTTTTAAAATACCAAGCTGGAGTAAAAGCATATGTTTGTGTTATTGTTGATGTTGGTGCTGTTGGTGGTCTTCCATCTGCATAAATAACCGCGCTAATATATTGATTAATACATTTTGTTGAATTAATTATTAAATTTCTTGAAAAACTAACACCATTAAATAATAAATCTGTTGTAGTTAATTGTGAATTATGAACAGTATCATTTAATGTAATAGTATTTTTAGTAATAGTATTAGTTGAAGTATTATCATCAATAACTATTCTTGGTGAATTATTTACATTAAAAAAATTAATATTAGAATTTATTTTTCCTATTGCACTAAATGATTTATATTGAAGGAATCCATTTATATTTTGTATTCTTGTTGTAGATGTATTACTTTCACTTGTATCAGTTAATAAAACACTATAAAAATTTAATGCATTTTGTGAATCTGTACTACCTAATGTTAAACTTGTTTTATTTAATCTTGATGTTTGTGGTGCTGTATATCCTGACATAAATATTTCTTGTGGTTGTATATTTGTTAAAGAATCATTATTCTGATTAGTTAAAACAATCTGGGCTGGTGTAATATCTGTATAAGTTTGATAAGTTTGTGCCGTATCTAAACTCCTAACTCTAGAACCATTTAATAATGTTGTTCCTGTTCCTGCTATTATATTTAAATTATTATTAGTTAAATCCAAAGTAGTATTTCCACTTTCATTTGTTAATTTAGTATTTACAATAACTTTATCACGTAATAATTCCATTAATTTATAATCATCATGCTGACTATCTACAGATTGAAAACGAAAACCACCAGTACCAGAATTACCATTAATGTCATTACTACAATTTTGAAATGTAGCATCATTATTTCCAAATGCATTTACATATTGATATAATCCGGCTTTAGAAGTTTTAGTATTAGAATAAGTAGGGTTAAAAGTATTAGGAAGACCATATTTTTCTGTTAATGCTACACATGTAAAGTTTGAATCAAACGCCATATTTTATATAAATATTTAAATTAACAAATTTTTATATAATTACAGAATTAAAAATAAATATAATAATACACAACTGCGTTTGGTGTAATAGTAGGAACATTAATAGAAGTAGCAGAAATATTATTACCTGTATTACTTGTAGTTGGTGTTCCGGTCGCATTTTGAATAACCGTCCTTACACTTCCTGATGAAGTTGTCATAAAGTCATAGTACCCAGTATAATAAGTAAAATTAGAAATACTATTATCATGTGTATGTGGTGGTGTTGCATTTATATTAACACTAGCTTGTCCTCCTGTGTTTGTTCCTAAACTATTTTTAGGAAAACCTGTTGAAGTTTGTGCTCCAACTAAAGCTAGACCAGTAAAATTAGGAACA